GCCTATAAGCAAGGTCTATTTGCCGCACAGGAGATGACCGAGGATGCCGCTTTAACAGGCGCAGGAGTTCAAGCTGTTACAGAAAATATGCTTGAGACCGGAGCCGTGACCGCAGATAAAATAGGCGCAAACGCTGTAACTGAATCACGCATACTCAACAGCGCAGTCACTAACGCAAAGATTGCAGCCGGTGCTGTTAACGCCGCGAAGATTCAGAATGGAACAGTAGGATCAGATGAACTTGCAGCTAACTGTGTAACATCAGCGAAGATCGGAGCTAACCAAGTCACAAGCGCACAGATAGCTGACAATAGTATTGGTTACACCGAGATCTCAAACGCAAACGCGGACGCTGTTAAAGCAGCCGTAGAGACGGAAGCAGCGTCAAGCCCAATAACACCTGACGTTCTTAGGTATAGTCCGTTCTCTCCAAGATGTTATGGATCAATAAGTTATGACGGAAACACACCAACGATTGCAAGCGGCTCCTTTAACGTGACATCGGTAACCGAACCTTCAGCAAACGTGCGGGCTATTACCTTTGCGACAGCCCTTGATAGCACAGATTATGTAGTAATCGCAACGCGAGTTGTCGGGACTAACATTGAAAGCAATGCCGTAATGGTCTCAAACAAGAGCGTCTCTGGTTTTAATTTATTTGTCGGAACGCCGGGTGACGAGACAGGATCATCCCTGGACTTCGTTGTCTTCGGAAGCACCCTTAGCTAACATATTATGAACTCCTCAGTCAATACACCCTTAGTAGGTATCACCGGATTGATTGCAAATATAACACTCGAACAAGTTAACACCACTGTGGCTATTGCGGTAGGACTCTCGACGTTGATCTATATGTTAATAAAGATACGACACCTCTTAAAGAATAAACAGAAATAAAAATGAGCGACGAAAAACGAAGCATCAAGATGGAGGGTTTACAAGACCTTCTCATCGACACATTCATCGATCAAATCAAGAATGGCGAACCTGCTCCTGCCTTGTTAAACGCTGCACGTCAGTTACTTAAGGACAATAACATCACAGCCAGTATCACTAAGGACTCACCCTTGGAAGCACTTGTAAATTTACTTCCATTCGAAGATCCGACTGATAAGGTTGTTAATGAATGAGTGATCTTCCACCACAGCTTAAGGACTTCCGTAACTTCCTTTGGATGACATGGAACCACCTTGCGCTACCCGCACCCACACCTATCCAATACGAGATAGCCGAGTGGATGCAAAACGGTCCACGCCGTGGTGTTATCCAAGGGTTCCGAGGTGTCGGTAAGTCATGGATCTGTTCAGCCTTTGTTGTCCATCAGCTACTCCTAGATCCACAAAAGAACATCCTTGTTGTCTCAGCATCCAAGAACCGCGCTGATGACTTCTCCACGTTCACCCTTAGGTTGATCCACGAGATGCCCGTCTTGGCTCACCTGATGCCTGGGGATAAACAACGCTTCTCTAAGATCTCCTTTGATGTCGGACCAGCCCAAGCATCTCACGCTCCCTCGGTCAAGTCTCTTGGTATAACATCCCAGCTTACCGGTAGCCGTGCTGACATCATTGTTGCTGATGACGTAGAAGTCCCTAACAACTCAGCCACCCAGTCGATGCGTGACAAGCTCTCAGAGCAAGTCAAGGAGTTCGAAGCTATCCTTAAGCCTGAGGACAACAGCCGCATCCTTTTCCTTGGGACACCTCAGTGTGAGGACAGTATCTATAACAAGATGCTTGAGCGTGACTACGAGATGCGCGTGTGGCCAGCAAAGAAGATAACAAAGGACAAGTCCGAAAAGATCTACAAGGGTAACATAGCTGACTCCTGTATTGATGACGATAACGTCGGAGACCCTACCGAACCCACACGATTCAATGACATCGACCTAGCCGAGCGTGAAGCATCCTATGGTAAGTCAGGGTTCGCCATGCAGTTCATGCTGGACCCTAAGCTGTCTGACTTGGACCGCTATCCATTAAAGATCAATGACCTTATTGTTATGGACCTTGATAACGAGACGGCACCCGAAAAGCTTGTGTGGGCGCAAGTCCCGGAGAACGCTTGGGACAGCACTGTGCCGAACGTCGGGTTCACCGGGGACCGCTTCTTTCGTCCTATGAAGCTTGTAGGGGACCACGTGCCTTACACCGGAAGTGTCCTTGCTATTGACCCATCAGGCCGTGGTAAAGATGAGACCTCTTGGGCTGTCGTCAAGATGCTTAACGGTTACCTGTATGTTACCGATGCCGGTGGTATGCAAGGAGGTTACGACGAAAAGGTTCTTAAGGTCCTTACCATGAAGGCCAAGATGAACAAGGTTAATGTTATTGTGGTGGAAAGTAACTTTGGTGACGGCATGTTTGTGGAGATCATTAAGCCCTATCTCACTAAGATCTACCCTTGCACCGTCGAGGAGATCAGACATAACATCCAAAAGGAAAGGCGAATAGTAGACACCCTTGAACCCGTCCTTAACCAACACAGGCTTGTTATCGACCCTAAGGTCATCAAGAACGACTACGACTCCGCCCAAAAGTATCCCATCGAAACACAGCTAAAATACCAGCTAATGTTCCAACTCTCTCGCCTTACACGAGAAAAAGGGGCGTTAACACACGATGATAGACTTGATGCCCTTTCGATGGGTGTCTCCTACTGGACACAACAGATGGCCCAGGATGCCGACACAAAGATCGGAGAACGCAAAGAGGAGGCCATCCTACAACAACTCAGAGACTTCAAGGACACCTATTACAAGTCACACAATAATAAAAGCACATATACATCATGGATATAAAGACTGTTAACGAAATTATAACGATGCTTGAGGAATACCGCGATAGTGGCCTTAGGATGGATTCTGAGCGGGTTTTAGATGGACCGGTAGGTGAGCCTAACAAACAACGCCTAGTGCTCGCTGTGGGGCATTCTAGGGCCAACGACAAGGGAGCAGTGAGCTGGGATGGGACTTACACCGAGTGGGCTTACAATCGAACCCTTGCCCACTTTATCAATCTTTACCTAGATGAGGCCATTGATGTTACCATTATCGACAAATACAAAGGGGACTCCTACACCGAAGCTATGGCTAACCTTAAGCTTGGCGTTGATCCCCTTGGGGCGGACCTTGTGGTCGAACTACACTTCAACGCCTACAAGTCCCAAGAGGCCAACGGATACGAAGCCCTTTACTGGCACACCTCCAAACACGGCAAACAAGCCTCCGAAGCCTTTATCGACTCAATGTCCTCCGCTTTCCCCAACAACCTCAACCGTGGACCCAAAGCCATCAAGGACAACTCCGAAAGAGGCGCACGGTTCCTCAGGACACTTAAAGCACCCTGTGTTATCCTTGAACCGTTCTTCGGAACTAACAAAAAAGAATGGACCATGTTCCAAGAATCATACGGAAAACAACAACTCGGAAAAGCAATAGCCACATCTATTAACAAGTGTTTTTTAGATTGGGCTAAGTAGTTGAATAACAATCCTTTACAAATAAGACCCATAATAGGGAGGAAGGGAATATAAGCCTATCTTAGGATAGCCCCGAAGGTGGATGGTCTAAGGATTCTTTCCAATAACATCCTCCTCATTCTCTATCTTAGAATTACCCCGAAGGTGAGTCTTATCTAAGGATTAATAATATCATCCTCATTATCCTCCACCTAAGGAGATCTTATAATATCTTAGAATAAGGGAGGACTTAAGGTAGTCTTAGAATAGCTCTAAGAGGAGGAGAAGAAGGATACCTATATAGAACCAACCTATCAGTGTTTAATGCAACATAACTCCAACATCCATCACCAAGAGATACCTGAGGTCTCCCTAGACAACCTAGAGCATGCCTTAGCTATCTTACAGGAACACTTTGATGATGTGGTTGTAGCTGTGCATCACCAGGACACCAGGAACATCAAGGTGACCTCCTCGAATCCTTATGCTGGCTTAGGGATGCTACCGACCATCCAAACGAAGCTTAGGGGTGCCATAGAACACGCCGAGATGACCCAATTGATCCATGAGGAATCCTATGAGATCGAGGATGACGATAGGCTGTAGGTTTTAGTTACAAAAATGTGAAGGGGTAATGTAGAGATTCGAGACGAAAGTTTCCCCCGCTGCCCCCTCGAAAACGTCAAATCGCAGGCCGATTGCCTATAAATAAGCAAGGGGGGTGTCTAAGTCTATGTGATTAGGGAATAACGAAAGACTGTATGAATGTTTTTTGCATCGCTTTGATGATGTTATATCGACTAGGCAAAGCCGTAGCAGAATTGTTGATTGTCAGCTATTGTTTACCTTTTCGCTTGTTTTTGTGTTGTCACCCCTTTTGACTTTATCTGTATGCACAATGTAAACACAACCTAGTAACACCTATGATCAACCTAGTAACACCTATGATCAACCTAGTAACACCTATGATCAACCAAGTAACACCTATGATCAACCAAGTGCTTACCTATCACCTACCTGAT